TTGGGACGGGGTGCCGGACCACGGATTCCGATCCGTTTGCGATGACCTCGCCAACGAATACAGCGACGTTTGTCACGCCGACCCGTCCGTCAACGTCAGCGAGGCCGACATCAGCGCGGTCAACGGCTTTGATACGGGAGACGGCACGGTCTACAACGCCCATCTGGCGGACGCTGGCGACCAACTGAACGCGTTGGAGGGGGTGTTCAACCCGATCCTCGCGTCCGTCGCGCCTGGTGGCGTTGGCGGCGGCGCTGGCAAGAATCGGTCGAGGGCCAGGAACCGAGCAAGTAGTACGGAGAGTTATCTGTGACTCGGGCGGAATACACAGGGTGTCAAGTGCCCTTGATCCTGTCAAGCAGGGGCCGGTTTTGCGCGTTCCGAGAAAATAGGACGACGGCCCCCCCGGGGGTAGGTACTATCCAGGGGGGGCGCCGCGCGCAGGTTTGTTCCATCGCATTTCAGCAAAAAGTATGCGCCACAAGCGCTGATACCCCAACCACTTAGGAGGCTGCCCAAAATGGCGACGACAAAGACGAAGCCCGCGACGCTCGGCGACGAGATGGCGGCGAAGAAACTGAGCCGCGAGGACGCGGAGATGGCGGTGAACCGGATGGCGGCTCGGGTTGCTTCCGGCGACGATGTTCAGCGGTCGGCGATCGTTTCCGCGCTCGAGGCGGCGGGGATGGGCTCGGCGTCCTGGGACGCGGTGCTGGCGACGGCGAAGAACCGGGAATCGCAGCGGGCGACGATCGCGGGCGCTGCTGACCGGTTGGCCGAGGCGGACAAGTTGGAGCGGTCGATCGCCGAGGATGAGGAGCGGCTGTCGAAGATGCGGGCGGAACTGGGCGCGAAGATCGCGGACGGGAAGGCCCGGCTGGTTGACCTGCGGTCTGCGGAGGGCGGTGCGGTTCGGGCTCGTCAGCGGCTGATCCAGACGGCGCCGCTGCCGCTGGCTCGTGCGATGCAGGCGGCCCGGTCGGCGGTTGGGGCGGCTGAGGCTGCGGAGCGTCAGGCGGAACGGTCGGCGAACGCGGCTGCGGCTGACGAGTCCGATGCGCGGGCGATGGTGGGGCGGACAAGCAAAGACACACTGGAGGGCGAGGAGGCGGCGGCGCTGCTGGCGGATGCGGTCGAGCGTCGCAACGCTGCGGACGCTACCCTCAAGTCGGCGCGGTCGGCGTCGGCTGAGGCCCGGAAGCGGTTTGAGTCCGCCGAGCGTGCGTGCGTGGATTTCTGAGAAAGGGACGCGATGAGCAAGAACAAGAATACGACGAGCGCGAAGAAAACGGACGGTGCGCCTGCTAACGCTCAGGCCCCTGATCCGACCGGCCCGGCGCCGGAGGGCAAGGCTTCCTCCTCCCATGTCCCGGCGCCCGGGCCGGTTCTGAGCGACCACCCCTCGCAGCAGAAGGCGCTGGAGGGCCAGTGGGCTCGGGCCCGTGACGTGGTTCGGATGTTGCAGGCGGCGAAGAAAGAGTCGATCGCCGAGCATGACCGGAAGATCGCGGAGGCTCAGCGCGCCGCGGGCGCGATCCGATCGGACCTGTCCGCGCTGATGACCGAGATCCGCAAGGCGGGCCGGTAGCCGTGCCAAAGGCGAAAACCGACGAACCAGCGAAGATCAGGAACCGCGTTCGTGAGTTCAAGGAAATCGCCGCGTCTCGGATCAGTCGGAACCCGAAGAACTGGCGGCGGCACCCCGACGAGCAGCGGGAGGCGTTCCGGGCGATGATGGACCGGGTGGGGTTCGCGGGGGCGTGCCTTGTGCGGCACCTGGGGCGGGGCAACTACGAACTGATCGACGGCGAGTTGAGGCTTGATGAGGTCGAGGGGAAGATTGACCGCGTGCCGTGCCTCGTGCTTGACGTGACCGAGGCCGAGGCTGACGAGTTGCTGGCGACGGTTGACCCGATTTCGGCGATGGCGTCGTATGACTTGGAAGCGCTGAGCGGGATTCTGGAGTCAACGGAGATCGGCGATATCGAGCCGTTCCGTTCGTACTTTGACGACCTGACCGCCGAGGCGGTCAATGAATCGAAGCCGGAGATTGTCGAGGACGAGGCCCCCGAGCCGCCCGCCGACCCGGTGACGAAGGCTGGGGACTTGTGGCTGCTGGGTCGGCACCGGCTGGTGTGCGGGGATTGCACGGACGCGGAGACGGTGGGGCGAGTGATGGGCGGGAAGATGGCCCAACTGATCCACGCAGACCCGCCGTATGGGATGGGAAAAGAGAAGGACGGGATCGCCAACGACAACCTGTACGCAGATAAACTAGACGCCTTCCAGATGGCGTGGTGGCGCACGATCAGGCCGCACACCGACGACAACGGCAGCGCGTACATATGGGGCAACGCCGAGGATCTATGGAGACTTTGGTACGTCGGCGGGTTGAAGGATTCAGAGCGGCTGACGTTTCGGAACGAGATCGCATGGGACAAGGGTGGTGGCGGGTTTGGTGTTGGTACCGAATCGCAGAGGTGCTATTTTCCGGAGGAGCGATGTCTGTTCTTCATGCTCGGCGAGCAGGGGTTCAACAACAACGCGGATAACTACTGGGAGGGGTGGGAGCCGATCCGGTCATACCTTGACGCCGAAAGAATCAAGTCTGGCCTGTCGAATGATCAATGCAACAAGATATGCGGCAAGCAAAACATGACGCAATCCGCGTTTACTCGTGGCGGGTTCCGTCTCATTCTCAAAGAGGATTACAACAAGTTGCGGGCCGCTTCTGGTGGCGACGCCTTCAAGCGCGAGTACGACGAGTTGAAGCGCGAGTTCTATGCGACGCGGGCGTACTTCGACAACGCGCACGACAACATGACCGATGTTTGGAAGTTCTCGCGCGTGACCGGGGAGGATCGACATGAACACGCCACACCGAAGCCCGTCTCGATGATGGCGAGGGCGATCAAGTCTAGCGCGGCAGAGGGCGGCGTTGTCTTCGACCCCTTCCTCGGCTCCGGCACCACGCTCATCGCCGCCGAGCAACTCAACCGCACCTGCTACAGCTGCGAGATCAGCCCGGCCTATTGCGACGTGATCGTCCAGCGATGGGAGAACCTGACCGGCGAGAAGGCCAAGCGGGCCAAGCGGTAAGATCAGGGCATGGCCGACAACGGACGAACCAGAGACGCGAAGATCGAGGACGTGATGTGCGCTCTGGACGTGAACCGTCGCATGGTGAAGAAACTCATCGCCGACGGCGTGATCGAATGCGACAAACTGATGAACAAGCCGGGCCAGCCGCTCCGGTTCAACATCGAGGAAACGGTTGAGGCGTACCGGGCGTGGGGCGGTGGTCGGGCGGGCGGGAATGGCGGGAAGCGTCCCGGCGCGGGGAGGCCGAAGGGGAGCGTGGTCGGTCGGTCCACGACCGCCCCGAAGGGCGGCACGTCGCGGAGCGATGCGCAGACCGCCCTGTTGATCCGCAAGGCGAAACTGCTGGACCTGGAGATCGCCGAGAAAGAGGGGCGGCTGCTGGTCGCGTCCGAGGTCCGCAAGGTCTATACGCGGGCGGTGACGACGGCGAGCGCGTCCCTCCGGGCGGTGCCCAAGACGGCGGCGCCGCAGATCGTGGCCGAACTGGAACTGCCCGCCGAGGCGTCGATCGAGATCGAGCGGATCATCCGTGACGCGATCGCCCCGGTGGTCCACCGCCTCAAGGCGGGCAACCTGGGGGGGCCTGAGGATGAGTAGGGCGCCCGCGTTTGCCGACCCAGATCGGCTGGTCCGGTCGGTGTTCCGGTCATCGTGGAAAGACGACGACCGCCCCGAGGTTGACGAGTGGGCGGATGAGAATCGGGTGCTGCCGGTCAAGGGCTCGCCGCGCCCGGGCAAGTGGCGCACGTCGATGGTCCCGTACCTGCGCGAGCCGATGCGGGACTACACCGACCCGAGCGTCGGCCAGATCGTGCTGATGACCGGGAGCCAGATCGGCAAGACCGAGATGTTGATAACCCTCCTGGGCTACACGGTTTGCTGCGACCCGCTGCCGATGATGCTGGTGCTGCCGACGAAGGATCTGGCGATGAGCATCAACAAGGAACGCCTGACGCCGGGGTTCCGGGAGACGCCCGCGATCGCCGAGCATATGGGGTCGTCGCCGCGCGACACGCAGGCGATGCACATCGCGTTTGACTCTTGCACGATGCAACTGATGGGCGCCAACTCGGCGTCCGGTCTGGCGTCGAGGCCGATCGGGCGGGCGTTCGGCGACGAACTCGACAAGTGGCCGCAGCAACTCAAGGGGCGGGGCGGGCACGAGGGCGGGGCGCTGGAACTGCTGCGACAGCGGCTCGATGCGTTCGATTTCCCGAAACTGGTGCTGGCCTCGACGCCGACCGAGGAGGGGATCGGGATTCACTCGGAGTACCTGCGGAGCGATCAGGGGCGGTACTTCGTGCCGTGCCCGCACTGCGGGGCGTTCCAGTGGCTCCACTTCTACGCGGATGGCGCGGGCGGCGTCCGGTGGACCGGCGGCGTCGGCGAGGACTTGGACGACGCGGACCACGCGGCGCTGGTGGATCAGGTGCGGAAGACGGCGTGGTACTCGTGCGAGGCGTGCGACGGGCGGATCGAGTCGCACCACAAGCACCGGATGCTCGCCGCCGGGGTGTGGGTCAGGCAGGGGCAGGAGATCACACCGGACGGCATCGTGACCGGCGAGCCCGTCACGAGCCGGATCAGAGGCTACCAACTCTCGAAACTCTACAGCCCGTTCCTGACGTTCGGGGACGTGGCGTCGCGGTTCGTGCAGCGCCGGGGCATGGTGGACCGGGCGTTCGTCAACGGCGACCTGGGCGAGCCGTGGCGCGAGGTCGGGGAGCGTGCGGAAAACGACGTGGTGATCCGGCTCTCGCAGGAGGCGATCGAGGGCGGGGAGACGCCGTACAAACTCGGCGACGTGCCGCCTGGCGTGGTCGTGCTGACCGGCTCGATCGACGTGCAGAATGACGTATGCTACTGGCAGATCGACGGTTGGGGCGAGGCCGAGGCGCACTGGCTGATCGACTACGGGGTGGAGACGTGCCCCGAGGTCATCGCCCGCGACGCGAAGGCCGAGGGCGACGCGGAGACGCTGGCGGCGCTGGGGCGCGATAACTGGGCGCTGATGGACCGGATCATCGACCGGCGGCTCACATCGACCGAGAACGGGCAGGCGGTGGGTGTCAACTACTGGATCATCGACTCGGGGGCGAGGACGGGCGAGGTCTATCGGTTCGCCGGTCGGCACAAGGGGCGGGTGCTGCCCGCGAAGGGCTCGGGCCAGATCGCGCAGCCGTGGCAGGTGACGAACTCGGACCCGTCGAAGTTCCTCATGGACACGTCTGTACCGGTGCTGATCGTCAACTCGAACCACTGGCGGGATCAGGCGTGGTCGCGGATGCACCGCCAGCCGCCGGCGTGGGGGGCGTGGCGGTGGCCGAAGGACGTGGGGCGCGAGTATTCCCGGCAACTCGCGGCGGAGCAGCGGGTCCGCAAGACGCTGCCCGGCGGGAAGTTCAGGACGCTGTGGGAACTGAGGCCGGGGCGCAAGGACAACCACTGGTGGGACTGCACGGTTCAGGCGCTGGCGTTCGCCGATCACATCGGGTTGCGGACGCTGAACGCCAACGCGGCGCCGAAGCGGGTACACTCTGGCGGGCTCACGCCGGGCGGGTTCGCCGCCGGGGGGCTCACGCCAGGAGGTTGACCGATGGCCTGGACCTACAACGACTGGCTCTCTCAGGGGAGCGACGCGGCGCAACTGACCCGGCTCCGGCTGCACATCGAGGAGGTCAGCAGCGAGATGAGCGCGGAGATTTCCAGCGACGGGCACTCCCGGAACCTGGGGTCGCTGGAGAACTACCTTGGGCGGCTCATGGACAAACTGGCCGAACTTGAGGCGCTGACGGGCTCTGGCAACCGTGGGGTTGTGCGGACGATCGCCAACTTCGGGTCCGGTGGGTAGTGCCGTGGGCTCCAAACTCAAAGACCTGCCGAACGTGTGCCTGCACGCGATCGAGGAGGAGGGGTTGGATCACGGCGTCGCGCTGTCGTCCGATGAGTTTTCGTGGTATTGGGTGTGCCCGAAGTGCGCGGCGCGGCAATACGAGACGGTCGAGCGCGAGCCGGTCAATAAGTGCGGCGGCGCGGTGTCGCAGTCGCGGTCGCTCTCGCAGTGTAGCGCGTGCCGGTCACCGGCGCGGCTGACGCCGTTTCTCTGGTTCGCCAACTGAGGTTGAATGATGGCAGCGAAGAAAAAGACAACGACACGGAAGGCGTCCCCGAGCGGCGTCAAGACGAAGGCCGCGCTGGAGCGCGAACTGTTGCAGGCGCGCGCGGACATCGCGCAGAGTATGAGCGCGGCTCTCTCGCGTTCGTTCAACCGTGGCGGTCGGCTGCGCCGCAACTACGCCGTGAAAGTCGGGTCCGGCGATCGCGTTCTCGACCTCGACCGCGAGGCGCTGCGCGATACGTCGCGGAATATCGACATGCTGTCCGAGACGGCGCACGCCTTCCACAACCGCATCGTGGACGCGGTGATCGGTCGCGGGTTGAGGCCGCTCCCGAAGCACCGGGAGGCGCGCCCGCTCGCGGAGCGGTTCCTCGCGTGGATGGACCGCGCGGACCATCGCGGCGTTCTTGATGGCGGCGACTTGCAGCGGCTGACGCTGCGGTCGATGGTGGTCGATGGCGACGTGGGCACGATCAAGACGAACCAGCGGACGCTGCAAACGGTGGAGTCCGATCAGATCGCAACGATCGGCAACACGACCGACACGCTCGACGGGATCGTGTACGACGAATCGGGGCGGATCAGGGAGTTCGTCGTGCATCCCTACGACCGCTGGGGTGTGTCGCCGGAGATGAACAAAGAGCAGCGGGTGGACGCGCGGTTCGTGATCCTGCTCGCCAACCGAACGCGGCCCTCGATGACGCGCGGGCTCCCCATGCTGTCGTCGGCGCTGGACCGGCTGGCGGACATCGACGAACTGTTGGAGGCGGTGATCCAGGCCGCGAAACTCGCCGCGTGCCTCGCGCTGGTGGCCGAGACATCATCGCCCGGCCAGTTCGCCAACGCCCTGAGCGGCTCGCAATCGACGACCGACACCGGGGGCGGGACCACGAAGCGGTGGACCGACTTCGACCCCGGCACCCTGCTGTTCGCCCCGACCGGGACGGAGATCAAGTCGTTTCAGGGCTCGCAGCCGCAGTCGCAACTTGACGGGTTTATCCGGTTCCTGTTGCAGACGGCGGCGGCGTCGGTCGGGTTCCCGGTCGAATACATCCTGCGCGACAACAGTAAGGCCAACTACAGCGTCTCGCGGGCGATGCGGCTACAGGTCGAGGAGGCGGCGGCGCCGCTCCGCAGGCGGTTCGTGGACCAGTGGCTGACGCCCGTCTGGCGGTGGTGGGTGGCTGGTGAGGCAGCGGACGGAACGCTGGAAGTCGCGGTGGACAAAGCACTTGCGATTGACTGGTCAACCCCGCCGCTCCATATGCTCGACCCGCAGAAAGACCTCGCGGCGGCGGTGGTGGGAATCCAAAACAACCTGCTGACGAAGGATGAGTTCCTCGCCGAGCGGGGCCGCACGTCCGAGGCGGTGGCCGAGGACCGCGCCGCCGAGAAGCGGCTGGAGGAAGAACTGGACATCGTGCCGCCGATGCTGCCCGGCTCGCCAGAGTCGTCGGCCCAACCGGCATCGGACGAATCCGAGCCCGACCCCACGCCTACCGATTGACAGGAGCCCTTGCGATGCCTTATGGTTCTGACACACAGGGAGCAGCGATGCCGCACACCGCCGCCCATCCGATGATTCATCGAGAGGGCGCGGGCTCCATGCTCATGCAACTCTCATGCCCGCTCACGCTCGCCGCAGAGCAAGGCGATGGCGCGTCAACCGAGGACCGCAAGATGCGGTTCTCTGGCATCGCGTACAGCGGCGGGATCGCCGTCAAGTACGGAACGCGCATGGTGATCGACCTCGACGGGATGGAAGTGCCCGAGCGCTGCCCGTCGATGTATAACCACGTCGATCGCGTCGGGTTCTGCGAAAAGATCGAGAAGGCTGGCGGGAAACTCGCCGTTGCCGGTCGCTTGCTTGAGGGCAACGACATGGCGGTCTCGATCAGCCGCGACGGCCAGCAGGGCTACCCGTTCGAGATGTCCGTTTGGGTTGACTTCACCAGCGACCCGGTGTTCGTGCCGGAAGACACGGCGGTTTCCGTCAACGGCCAGACGTTCAAGGGTCCGGTGTTCGTGATCTCCAAATCGGCGCTGCGCGAGGTTTCGATCGTTGACGTTGGCGCCGACCCCAACACACAAGCCCGGATCGCCGCAGCGGCGAGCGGGCAGCACACCGAGGAAGAAATAATGCGAATCTTCAACAAGAAGGCCACCCTCTCCGCTCTGCTCGAAGGGCTGACCGACGAGGAACGCGACGAGGCGATGGGCATCCTGAAGGCGCAGGCCGAAGCGGCGCTCGCCGAGGACGACGAGGAAAAGCCTGACGAGGCCGAGACTAAGGCCGAGGGCGAGGAAGACGACGAGGAAACCGAGGAAGACGACGCCGAAATGGAAGGCGAGGAAGACGGCGCCGATCCGGTCGAGGACGAGGACATGACCAAGAACGCCGCGACCATCGAGCAACTCAAGTCGGTCCCCGGCGCCACGTCCGATGAGGTGCTGAACGCCCTCGAGCGCAAACTGTCGCTCACCGACTTCCAGAACGAACTGATCGTATCGCTCCGCCAGCGCGCCGACTCCGCCGCAGACGCGGGCGGCGCCGATCCGGTGGCGCTCGGGAACTCCAACCCCAACCTCCGGCTGTCCGGCGACAAGGGCAAGACGTTCAGTGGCTGCGCCGGGACCGACCCCGCCGCCGACTGGAACGCCAGCGAGCAACTCCGGGCGCACTGGAACAAGAAGGGCAACGGTGGCCGGGCCGCGTTCATGCGGTTCGCCGCGATGCAGCAGAGGGCGGGCGACGACTGGACCGGCCCGCAGTTCGACGAGGACGCCGCCTGACCGCGACGCCGCACAGGAACCACCACGCACACCACGCACGAGGGAATGACCAATGACCGCAATCAGCCAACACACCAGCCGGAAGATCAAGGAAGTCGGGCCGAGGCTCAAGTACGGCGTCAAGGACGCCACCACGATCTACCAGGGCGCCTATCTCGGCGTGGTCGCCGCCGAGGGCTACGCGCTCGGCTACGTCAGCACGACCACCGACAAGTTCATCGGCATCGCGCTTGAGGGCGCGGACAACTCGGGCGGCGCCGACGCCGCCCTGTACGTTCTGACCTCCACGTCCGGCGTTCTTGAGGACATCGCTGTCACCGGCGCCGCCGATGGCGTCGAGGAACTCGGCAACGCCGTGTACGTCACGGACTCCGGGACGATGACGCTTACCGGCACGAACAACAACCTCGTCGGCAACATCATCAACTATAACGCCGTGACCGGGCGGTACGACGTGTGGTACGAGTCCACCTACGCCCAGGTCTACATCGACACCGACACCTGATCTTGACACCTTGACGGCCCCGCTCGGCATCGGTCGGGCGGGCTGAACCAGCACACAGGGAACCCCAACCCCAACACGCAGAGGGAACGAAAATGTCCGCATCACTTCTCAACCAGAGTCAGGTCCGAGGGAACTTCGCGCGTGAGGTCGAGGTTTCCATGCACAACCAACGGGTGCGCGATCTTGCGATCGTCGCGTCCACCGCCGAGAACGTCAGCCGGTTCGGCTTCTTGCAGCCGCCCGACGCGCTCCGCAAGAACGCGGGGACGGCCTCGACGAACAGGGCTGTCGGCCACTACGTCGATGTCATCAACGAGCGCTACCAGACGGAGATGAACGTCGATCGCCAGGACTGGGTGAATGACCAGACCGGCCTGACGCGCGGCATCCCCGCCGAACTCGGCGCCCGCGTCGTCAACAACATGTTCAAGATGGTCGTCGATCTTTCTGTGGCCGGTCAGACCGGCACCGGCTACGACGGCGCCGCGTTCTTCTCTGCATCACACTACCAGTCGCAGACGAACCTGCTGACCGCGACCGAGGTCACGGCGCTCAACGTCACGACCGCTGCCGCCCCGACGCCCGAGGAGATGGTGGACGCCATCACCGGCGTCATCGGCTACATGAAGGCCGCCGTGGACCAGAAGGGCGAGCCGATGGGCGAGAACGCTCAGAAGTTCCTTGTGGTCTGCCCCGCGACGACGCTGTGGGCGCCCGCGATCACCGCGATCCGCGCCAACAACCTCGCCTCCGGTCAGACCTCCGTTCTCGCCACGCTCAACGAGCAGGGCTGGGACGTGGACGCGATCGCCACGCCGAGGCTCACCGACACGGACGCCTTCTACGTTTACCGCACGGACGGGATGCGGACAAAGCCGTTCATCATCAGCGAGAACATCCCGGCGAGCATCGACATCCTCGACGAGTCGTCCGATCACTACAAGAAGGAAGGCGAGTTCGGGTTCGTGGCCTCGTGGTATGGGAATGCCGCGTACGGCGAGCCCATGCACAGCGCGCACTGCCAACTCTCCTGACCTGACGGAAGGGGCGACGATGACGTGGGCGGACGAACAGGCAACGCTGGCCGCTGGTGTCGAGGACACGATGGGGGTCTCGGTGGTTATCACCGACCCCTCACGCTCCGGCTTCAACACCACGACCGGCAAGCCCGCGGAGTTTGCTACCACCGAAGTCGTCAAGGCCGTTCTCGGCCCGCTCAGGATGGAGCGGTCATCGGCTGGCGCCGGTGGCCGCAACATCCGGTTTCGGGACTTCGTGTTCCGCACCGACTCGATCCCCGGCGGGATTCAATCGAACTTCCGTGTGGCCTACATGGGGCAGGTCTGGACCGTGGTATCTGTCGAGAAGGAAGCGGGCGGGGAGATCAACCGCGCCCGGTGCAGGATGGCGACGTGACTTATGGCCTACGCCCGACTCGATCGACGGTTGGTGATCCGGCTGGTGACGGACCTGCTGTTCAATACAGACTCAGCCGACGTGCTGACCTACGCGCCCGGCGAGCAGCCGGAGCCGGACCCGACGCGCCCGGTGGCGCAGTTGGTCGCGGTGGACTACGACGACGACCGGGCGACGGGCGGCGGCGACACGCCGGACCACGCCTCGATCACGGTGACGGTCAACTGCTGGGTGAAGCGGGCTATCTACGCCGTGGACGCCTTCTCGCTGGAGACAGCGATCTCCCGCGTGGAGCAGCAGATGTCCAACAAGACGGCGAGCGAGGGCGTTCACACGGTTTCGCTCGGCGGCGCGTCGGTGAGTTTCGACACGGACCCGGACCCCGCGTCACACGCGAGGTCTGCGGCGATTACAATCCCCGGCGTGGCGTGCAGGGCGTCCGGCGCAACACTGGAAGGAGCATGACCAATGCCCACTGACATCAACACAGGCACCCCGCTGAGTTTCGATCAGGCGGGCCTGATCGTGATCTACAACACCGCCGGGACCACCGACTACTCGATCCTGCGGATCGAGCCGGGGACGTGCCGGTTCAAGCCGGGGCTGTATGAGCATCACGCGGTTTTCGACAAGGGCGTCCCGACCGGCGACGTGCTGCTGCTCGACCAGAAACTATCCGAACTCTCGTTCTCGGTCAGGCCGTCCGAGGCCGGTATCTCCGGCGCGACGGACCTGCTGACGCTGCTCGTTCCGCCCGCCGTGACCGCCGGTGTCCGGCCCACGTTCGACGCCGAAATCCACATCCCTGACACGCCGTACTCGGCGACCGGGCAGGTGGCGACGCTGCAAAACTGCTGGCTGCAAGACCCCTGGGAGTATCAGGCCCGCGCCGGTGTCGCCACCGACCTGATCGCGGTGACGCTGATGTCCACCGACTCGGCGCCATCGTTCGCGGCGTTCTGATCCGCAGAGACGGTCCCCCAACGGCGGGCGCTGGGGGAGGTCTCCACCCTGGCGCCCGCCTCTTTTGGAGACACGATGAAGATCACAGACCTGTGCCCGGAGCCGGAATCGCGCGAGATCACGCTGCGCGGCAAGACGCTGACCGTGAGCCCGATGGTCATCGCGGACGATGCGGCGCTCGATGCCCAACTGCCGGAGCCCGACACCGGCGAGGACCGCGACGCGGCGCTCAAGATGCCGAGGGTCCAGAAGGCGATGACCGAATACCGCGTTTCGCGTCGCACCGCGATCGCGGGGATCTGCGCCGGGATCGAGAACTCAAAGGGCGAGGCGTGGACCCGCGACCGCGACGGCGCGTGGGTTCGCGCGTGGGCGGGCGAGATTCAGGACCGGATGACCACCGAGGAGGTGTTCGAGATTTACAAAGCGCAGTCGTTCCTGTACGCCTCGCAGATGAGCCCGGACGGCGAGCGGATCGGCGACGGCGAGAACGCGGGAAAATCATCGGCCCGCTCGGTGGGGGAGGCGGCGGGCGCGGCTGGGAACTCCCCAAACGGTACGGCGTCACTCGTCTCTACCTGATCCTCCGCGTGTGCGAACGGTTCGGGCTGGACCCGAGGGGATGGGACGAGACGGACCCGAGGCTCGCGCAGGGATTGCTAGACTACAGCGCCGTCAGGGAAGCAGAGGACCAGCGGGAACTGATGGCGAAGATTGGAGCGAGCGACCCGGAATGACCACGCCGACCGTTTACATCGACGACCGCCTGTTCCGCGAGAAGATCAGGAAGATGAAGGCGAACCAGCCGGAGGCCGGGCGGGCGATGGTCGTCGAACTGGTGGACCTCGCGGCGGACGGGCTGTTGCAGTTCTCGGCGCCGTTCAACGACACCAACCGCTACTACAACGGGTGGGCGGACGCGGCGACGAAGGCGGGATCACCCCGCGCGATGCTCCCGCTCGAGAAGCCGAAGCGGTACGCGGACATCCGGGCGCGGCTCCAGAGGCAGCACGACGTATCGCGCGACATCTTCAAGTTCTGGAGCAAGCGGGTCGCGGGGATCGAGGCCAGGGGCGGGAACTACGCCAAGTGGAAGTCATACAAGCAGGCCAAGAAGAAACTGAGCAAGGCCGTTGACGTGTTCGACCGGGCGATCGAGAACCTCGAACACTTCCAGGAGACGGGCGGCGTCGGCGCGATCAACTTCGCGGGCAAGTACGGCGGGGCGCAGCGGACGGGGCTGTCGCTGGCGGCGCTCGACCGGACGATCCACAAGGTGTACGGCGGCTCCGGTCGGGTCTTCAACATCGGCCCGAAGTGGCTGGCGGAACTGCGGAACGCTGAGCCGCACGCAAAACTGGTGGAGCGGAAGCACCGCGTTATTTCGCGGACGAAGGCGCGGCTGCGGAAGTTGGGCGCCCGGTCGGCGTCGCAGAAATACCTCGACTCGCTGACCGCCGGGACCGCCGTTCGGAGGGCCGCCTGATGGCGTTCGACATCGGGTTCATCATCGGGGCGGACGATAGCGAGTTCCGCGCGAAACTCCGGGAGTCCGAGGGCGCCGCGAACCGCTCGCTCGGTCGGCTGGGGTCGCTGGTGGAGTCGCGCACGTCGGGGTTTCGGAAACTCACCGGGTCCGTTTCGTCGGTGACGGGGGCGATGACATCAATGATCGGCGCGGCTGGTGCGGTGGGGATTGCTGTCACCCTGATCGCTGCGGCGTGGAAACTGGTTTCTGGTGATTCCCAGCAGGCCATAACGGCGATCAACGAATACAACAAAAAGGTCCGCGATACGGCATCGTTCATCAACGAGGCCAGGACGGGTGTTTCAGAGTTCAGCGACGGGCAGCGGCGCGCCATTGACGAGATCGAGAAACTCCGTGAGGCGTGGTCCGAGTTGTCGAACACCCCCGGCGTCAGCGGCGACCAACTCATCGAGGCCCTTGCAACATTCACAGAGCAAAAGGCGGTTCTTGAGGACATCTTGAGGATCGAGAAACAGCGCGCCGTCGAGGCGAGGGAGGCAGAAAGCATCGGGAGGATCGCTTCGGCGAGAAGGGACGCGGAGGTCGCCGCGCTCCGGGCTGCTGGTGACAATATCGAAGCAATGGTCGTCGCTGAGAACGCGCTGAATGCGCAGAGAATCAGGGAGATCGAACTACTCAAAGAAACGGCGGAGAGGCAGTCGATTCTTCTCGACGCCGAGAACGACAGGCACCGCGCGGCCCTGCGGGATATCAAGAACAGGGAGCAGGCAGAGCACGAGGCGGCCGCAAACCGCGCGGCGCAGGAACAAGAACTCGCCGACAAGCAGCGTCAGGCCGAACTCCGCGCCATCGAACAGACGCGGCAGCGGACCCGGCAGGAAACCGAGAACCTTGAGGTTCGGCGGCTTCAACTACTCGGGCGCGACGACGAGGCCCGGCGGTTGGAGATCCAACTCGACCTCGAGCGCCGGATCGCGGACATCCGTTCCCGCGAGGGTTTGACCGGCGGCGAGCGGACCCGCGCGATCGCGGCGGCCCGCGACGTGGCGAGGCTGGAACTCGGCGTAATCGAGGCGAAACGCCGCGAGCGTGACGAGACGAGGACCGCCGGGCTGCTCGCGGGCCTCAACGTGTCCGAACTGCTCCGGGTTCAGGTGCTTGGCGGGCGGTCCTCGCAGACCGAGGGGAGCGGGTCGAGGCTCGCCAAGTCGCTCGACGGCGTGAAGCCGTCGCTCGACGGACTCAAGGGCGGCGTGGACAGCCTGCGCCGCGTGATCGAAAACCGCGCCATCGGCGCCGTATTCTCATAACACCATGCCACCGATTGCCACCGAACTCAACGACAAGACCAACGGCCACTGGCCGCAGTTGACCATCTCGAAAGACGGCGCGCGTGGCGTGCGGTTCTACCGCGTCAACACGATGAGCGAGGTCGTGGCGCTGTCGGCCACGGGCATCCCGGCGATCGGAACGCTGTGGTCCGAGCCCTTCACGCTGTCCGGGATCATCGTCAACGTGACGAGCATCGACCCGGAATATATCGGGGGGCGAGACGCCACGGACACCGGCGGGCACACAATCGTCCGGGTGGACTACGAGTCGCCGGGTATTTCGATCGACGGCACGGACGACGGGTACGAGGACGGCGATGCGTGGACAACGATCTCCGGCTCGATCCGGTCGGTCCAGGTGCAGTACGACGTTGCCGGGGTTCGCATCCCCGAGACGCAACGCGAGGCGTCGGTGCAAGAGGTCATCGTCACCGCCTACATGAACCGCGACCGGGTGATCGCTGCGGTGGCCCTGTGGCTGTCTCTCCAGAACACGGTGAACAATAACACGGTGGTCCTGCCCGGCTTATGGCACAACGCGACGCCGTGGATTATCGCCCCCGGCGGTGGGGCCGGGACACCGGCGCACCTGCTCGCCCGCACGTTCTCGGTGCGTGAGTTGGTCCGCGACGAGGGCCTGTTCGCGGTCGAATACAAGATGGGGTTCGGGCCGGTCGATGCGTTCAAGTTCTCGTGGCGTCAGCAGGACGAGAACGGCGATCCGGTTGGCCCGGTGGTCGAGTCCGACGTGCAACCATCGGTCGCGTGGCCGAACGGCTTTGGGACGCTCTGGTAATGGCGATTTCCGTCTCCAACATCCAGCCGGTCCAGCGTGGCGATCAGATCACCGCCGAGCAGCACAACCAGATCGCGGCGCTACTCAACCGGCTTGCCTCGATCAGCGTCGGTCCGGGGCTGGAACTCCGCGCGACCGACGCCGGGCTGGAGATCAGCCTCGCGGCGGGGTTCGAGGTCCGGCTGCCCGCGCGGATCGCGGCGGTCAACGGGGCCGGGGGGCCTTCCGGGCTCGCCTCCGATGTCACCTACGACGTGCGGGCGACGGGGAGGCCGGATATCGCGGTGCTGCCAGCGCTGACGCCGGTGATCGGGCGGCCCACGAAAAACGACGAACTGACAATCCACTACGCCGAGGTCGGCGATCGGTGCTATCTTGTGCCGACGCCAACACAGGAAGGGTTCAAGTACGAACTCGAAGTCGTGACCGAGGTGATCGAGGGCGCTGAGTGCAGCGCATAGGAGCAGAACGATGGCGACAAGAATCCTGACACCCGGCTCGACCGACCTGTCCCTGACCGCCAGTTGGGGCGGCACGGTCCCGATCGCCGGTGACGACGTGCGTATCTACGAGGGCAACCAGCACGTCACGGCGGGGCTGGCGACGCTCACCGGCCTTGACATCGGGAGTTTCGCCAACCACTCCGGCGTGACGTTTGCTGATGACCTTGAGTTCGATTGCTCCGCCGGTCTGGTTGAGCATTACGGCTCCGGCCTGCTCCGCCTCGACGGCGATGTGGCGACTTTGGTTTGCGGTCCAGGCGGCGGCGCCCGGATCAACGGCGGCGCATGGACGACGATCATCACGCAGGGGGGGCCGGTGGAGATCACCGATCAGGCGACGTTGAACACGATCTACGCGTCGGTCGGCGACGTGGTGATCGGCTCGCACGGCTCCGATCGGGTAGATGAACTCTACGTCGGGCGCGCCCGCGTTCGTTCGGAGCGTTCGATCGAGGTCGGGCAACTCGGCTCCGGCATGATCGAACTGCTCGAAAGCGCGACGATCACGGACGGCGCGGGCGGTGGTACGCTCTCGATTCTCGGCGGCGGCGAACTCCGCGTATCGGGCAACGCGATCACGATCGACCTGCTGATCGGCGTCGATGGCGTCCTGAACCCGCAGAAGTGCCGGGGAAACCTGACGCTGACGGATTCCAAGACGCCGGGGCTTGCGATCGTCGCTGGCGCCGATGGCTCGTATCCGGGCGGCTCGATCGTTTACACGAACCCGGCGTCTCCGAGCGCTCCGGGCGTGATCCTGGTCGGGTCGATCGGCGGGTTCGCGGGGCTGGGGGCCTGACCCGCTGTGCCCGGCCCTCTTGTCACGAAGGGCGGGGTGGCGCGCACGCTGTCCGGCGTCGCGATGGTGGACGCCGGGGACGGCGCGCCGTGCTGCTGTGATGACGGAACATGCCCCTACGGGCCATGCAGCGTTATTGAACTGACGCAGACTTATCAGTCTGGAAATAACGGTGTTTCATTGTTTTGGGATATCGTCGCTCGCGGATGGTTCGCTGGGTGCGGGTTGTACCCGGCGGTTAGGCCGAACGGCGAACTGTTCGATGTTCAAGGGGCCGCGTTTCTTGGGTCGGTCCATCGAACAAGGATCGACACAGGCGCCGAGACGGTATCCCCACTGAGCATCGTGATCCTATTCGACGACGATCCATTCAGTGATCCGGGGCTATTCCCTCAGCATCGGCAGTTTCAGACCGTGATGATGCTGGGCCAGCCGTTCTTGTCGTCGCAGTCTGATTATTTCTTTCAGGTCGGCATGGCCGCATCCGATTGCCCGCCAAACTGCCTGTATATAGGCAGCATCAAGCCGATCCAGTTCCCATCACTCCCACAACTGATGGGCGACGTGAACCACAGCGCCATGCTCACCTCCGGGCACTCCGTCAGGAACCAGGGCGAGCCCGGCTTTCCGGACTTTCTGGACATCGACACAATCGACTGGTCGATCGCCATCGAGGACACACCCGGTGGATCGCCCGGTGAGGCGCAGTTTGTGTGGCCCCCAATCCCTCCGGTCGGCTGCACGTTCGTAGAGCCGCCCGGCCCCGTCGAGGGCTACATCCCGAACGCGACCAACACCGGCCAGCGCGACACCATCCCCGCATCGTTCGACTGGCAGAACCGGGGCGACGCGGCGGGGCCTCCAAACAACCTCGGCGCGTTCTCGCGGATGGCGTTGCAGAGCGGCGCCAACGCGACAAAGTGGTTCATCGGCCTCAATGCGTTTGCGAACAATCTGCCCGCCGGCGCGACGATCAGCGGGTGTCGGCTCACCGTCGATTGGCGCCAGCGCCGGTCGGCGTCTGCGGGCGCCGCCAACGAGATGACCATGCAGGCGATGCGGCTGAACCGGAACGGGTCTCCTGTCGCCGGTTCCGAGCGAGCCGAGCCGGTGTCGCTGTTCCCGTCCGGCGTGTTCCCGTCTGAGCCCAACGCGCCGTGGACAACCACGGTGTTCGGTGGCCCCGGCGACCTGTGGGGGATGCCGCAATCGTTCTGGGACGAGGCCGCGACGGTCAACGCGATCAACGGCGACCTATTCGGGTTCGAGTTCTGGTTTATCGGCTCGGGCACGACGGGGACGCCCGGCATCGAGTACCTGTGCGAACTCGACGCGGCGTTCATGGAGATCCTGTACGAACTCCCCTTTGGCGCGTCCGGCTCGATCATCGCGCCCGCCGGTTGTGTAGGATGCGGCGACGGTCCGGGGCTCGCATCGCTCTGAAAGGAAACCGATGGACTACCAACTCGACCTGACCGCCGCCGGGAACGCGACCGAGCCGATCGACTGCTCCCGGATGACCCGGCTCCGCGCGGCGCTCCGGCAACTCTCGGACCCGACGCCGGGCACGTTCGCGGCGCGGTTGGAGTTCTCGATCAATGACGGGGCCTCGTGGCATGATTCCGGCGTGGCGATCAATCAGGCCGATGTCTCTGATGGCGTCGCCATCACCGCGCAGACCGATTGCACGACGTGGACGCGGGCGAGGCTGTTCGTCACCACGGCCCTTGCGGGGCTCACCGCCGTCGCCGACCTGTACGGCAACGACCTTGCTCGATGAACCCCACCGAGCGAAGGCAGGTGCGGCGGCTGGCGTCGTTGGGATCGAGGGAACTGGCGCGGCTGTGGAGGGCTGGGCGGCTCGATTGCCCATCCGCGTGGCTGGCGCTCAAGGCGGCGTCGTGCTTCCGGCGTTCGATCCGGGACTTCGGGCTGGCGCAGCCGGGCGTGCAGCAGGCGAGATTGGCGACGTGTCAGGCGTGCCCCTGCGCTTCGGTGGGGAAGCCGGGGCGCCTGGCCGCCGTCAGCGTGGTTTCCTGCGGCCCTCTCGGCGTTGACCGGACGGGGGAGGCCGAGCCGACCTGCGGGTGCATCGTGGCCGTGGTGGACGCTGGCGGCTCCTGGAGCCCTGCGGGGAAGACGGCGATCGAGCGGGCTCATGATGGGTGTTCGGCTGATTGTCCGCAGGGGCGGTTTTAGGCCGCAGCCCGGATAGCCGCAAAGACGATAAACAAGGCGGCCCCGAGTAGGCCGTGCGCCAAGACAATCGGTCCCCTCCGGTCCTCTTTGCACATCATGGTCAAGCCTATGACGATCCCGACGATTGGTATGAAGAATGACACGGCCTTCAGCGTGGCGTTTGGTTCTTTGTTGGTCATCACACCACCCTCCCAAACCGCCGCCCAAGCCGGACCATGACCGGCGTGCGGCCCTTGACGAACTCGCGGACGAGGGCGGGCGCGTGCTTCCTGAACCACGCTTCGTAGATCGGTGTGAGCGTGCCCATGCGATTTTCTGATGTTCCGGTGTTGCACCAGAAATGGAACTCGCGCACCCCGAACTCGAACGAGGCGAGGCGCATCGCCGCTTTGATCCACGAGGCGGGGGCGGGCTGCCACTGGCTGAGCGTTCCCTGCTTCCCGAGGACGGTGAGGCAGAGGACATGGTCTTTGTTGGGGTGGACCTTCTGGTGCAACCGCAGGTGGTCGCGGACTTCGCGGAGGAAGTGTTCCTTGCCCTTCGAGAGATCGGGGTACACGGCGGCGATGGTTACGGCGGCTGTGTTGAACATCGCCGTGTTGTCCGACGCGATGCGTCCGCTCACGCCGAGACGGGGATTGTCCCACCAGCGAGGACGTATACCCCTCTGGTATGCGACGCTAATGCAGGCCAAGTAGAGTTGGCGGACACCGTTCCGGTGCGAGTGGTCGGTCCTACCGCGCTTCTCCCTCGACTGATCGCTGCGGTTGAGGTTGTATCGCTCTTCGTCAAAAACCACGATCGACCCAGCGGAATCGGCGGTGATGTGCGGCGCCAGCACGCGCTTAACCGACCGTCGCATCGTGTAGGTTTCAACATCGGTCGGCGTATTCCCCACGAACCAGTCGTCGGGCGCCCGCGCGAAGTATTCCGGGAGCAGCCGCGCGAGGTTGATGGGAATGACGGGCGGCGAGAATCCTTCCGGGTTCTCGACAAGGTTGTCGGGCTGCTGCATGAGCCTGATGGTGTGGGTGGTCATGGTGTCTCCTAGAAAACCACCAGCGCCGCCGCGATCACGGCGGCCCCGATGATGATGATGACGGCGAGCGCCGCGACGAGCGGCGCGAAAGCCGCCGTTGGTTGGTTCGTACCGGACAGCCCGTCCGCTCGCATGACGCGCCGCACGGTGTCCCGGTGCGTTTCGTCGATGGCGTAGAACTTCCACGCGGCGACGACGGGATCTGCGGCGTTGATCTCGACGGTTCGGACGGCGCCGGACGGTGATTCAACCTCGACGGCGTATAGGGTCACGACCCCATCTCCACCGCCTCGATGAATCGCTGGATCAGGTGCGCGCCGGGCATCCGCTTGAGTCGGTTGTGGAGTTTCCGCGCCGCGCCAGCAACGTCCCCGTTTCTCGCGTACACGTTCTGTTTCCCGCGCGGCCTCGTGGTCGTCGCCACGACGGCGGGGTCAACCCCGTCGTATCGCACGCACTCGACCATAACGATTTCAGTGGTCATCGCTTGCGTACTCCGGGTGCTTACACTTCATGTGGCTCGCCAAGTCCTTGAATGTCCGATTGCAACAGGGGCACACGCCATTGCCGATGCGGTTCTTGATCCGGGTCTTCGCGGCCTTCTCTGCGCGGCGCTGGGCTTCCTTGTGGTCGCGGTCGGCGCGGGTTTGGTCGTGCATGGCGCGCTCCGAAACCAGACGGCGCTCTGCGGCCTCCGCTCGCTCTCGTTGGATCTGTTCTCGTGACTTGCCGTGTGGAAAGTGCATCGACTCCCCGCAGTATGGGCACCAAAAAGAACCCTTCTTGCCCAGGCGTCGTATCGCGTGCTCATGCGATGCGTCCCACCACCACCGCCCATTGCACGTCAGACACGATTGTTCCGAGTGCGTCATTGTTGATGTTGTCATCATGGTCTCCTATCTGGTGTTGATCTCCACAACCCGGACGTTCCGCCCGGTAGTTTCGTCTTTGCGCGTCCCGCACTCGCGGAACACGCCATCATCAACCAGCCGCGTGATCGCGGGCCGGACGTAGTTCGGATCGACCTGCCCCAGCGCCGCCATCGTCTCGCGGTCGGTCATCGGGCCACGCTCCCGGATCACGTTGAACACTTCGAGGGCTCGCCCGTTCAGGTCGTGCTGCGCGAACGACTCGCGCGAGTTCTCGTGCGCCCGATGGTGCGCGTGCTTGCGCGGCGGCGTGTCGGTGGCGGCCGGCGGGGTGAAGAACAGGGCGTGTTGGATTTCGGTCGTCATGCGCACCACCTCGGGAAGTCGATATCCTTCGTCTTGATCGCAGCGGCGGCGACGGCTCGAACATCTTCATCCGCCACGTCGCCCGCCGCTATCGCGGAGAGAACAAGGCAATGCAGCGCGTCCTCTTGTGAGTGCGCATCTTCGGGGTCGCGGGCGACGGCGCCGATCTTCTTGACGGCGCGCTCTACGTCGGCCACGGTCAGTTTCTTGTCGCTCATCGCTTCACCCTCCGGTTGTGGACCTTCACTGTGATGACGGTTCCCGCCAGCCCGATCCCCGCAGCGCCGATGGTCCCGAGCGTCGCCCACGCGGCGTCGGAGATCCCGGTGTCGTCGGCGCGCCGAACCGGCTCGACCATCTGCTGCTGCGGCTCGAAGTCGCCGCCGCCGGCCTGCGCGGCCCGGACGGCCCAGAGGATCAGGACGCCCGCGAGCCCGATCCCGGCGAGGATCAGCATGGCGTCGAAGATCGGGTCGCGTCTGTTGTTTCGTCGGTTCATGTCGATCCTCCGTCGTATCGCTTGCGGGAACCCGCCGTCCCGCCCCCACAATCGCATCCGAGCCCCGAGACGCCCTCCGGGTCGGCTGAGGCCAGATCGCCAGCAGGGGCGATCCTACGGCCCCTAGCGGGCAACCCTCGTTCTTGGGCCGCTGAGGGCGGTTCGGTGTCAAACGGTCGTTTGAGGGTCATCCGCCAGCCTCCGCGAGAATGCCGTCGATCTCAAGTTGGGCATGGATCGCCGCGACCACCGATCCGCCGAGCAGCCCGCCGCCGCTCTCGCCCCACGGCCACGGCTTGCCCCTGATCCGGTCGGCGTAGATCTGGTTGCCCAGCCTCTCGTGCCGAGCCGCCGCGCGCTCCGTGACCGCCGCGAGTTCATCCGGCGACGCCTGCGCGATCCACGCCTTTGTCCGCGCGCGCCGCATATCGAAAGCGAGGTTCTCGTCGTCGCGGTCGGCCTTCTCGTCGGGCGCCCGCTCGCCCGGCAGCGGCACGTTCGACAACAGCCCCTTGATCGCCTGCCAGTTCGGTTCGTGGTACTTCGAGGACATCCGGTGTTCCTCAATCGCCCACACGACTTGCCCAGGATCATGCTTGAGCGCCGCGATCTTGCGCCGCCAGAGTTTCTTCTTGTCGATGTTCCAGTCGGCGCGGTCAAACAGCGCTTCGAGTTTGACGAGTGCGCGGCTGGCGTCGTGGTCGTTCATGGCGTCGTCTCCTGTGTGTTCTCGGCTATGACGCCACGCCTGACGCCCAACCTGTCGAGGTCGTGCGCGGCCCTTATGCCAGAGTCGCCGATCTTTGTTGGTTTCCTGATCGGCTTGGGAACCGGAGAAGGCCCAACGTCCGACCACCTTCGGCCAGTCATCACGTGAGAGACAAACGTGAAGTGCGTGTCGTAGTGCTCCGCGATTTCTTTTTGTGTCATCTCGCCGCTCGAATACAACCGCTTCATCTCAAGGATGTCGGACTCTTTCCACTGTGCGATGGGCGAGTTCTTTCCTGACATGTTCCGCTCTTTGAACCCGATTTCGCCAACAATATGCGTGTGGACTTCGCCCGAAAGTATTTTCCTGATCGCGGTCATGGCAATCCCGGTTTCTTTCGACACATCTAATCTCGATTTGGTCCCGTCGAGCATTGAACACACGAGGCGCGCGTCGTCTTCCGTGATTTTGCTGTTGTAGGACTCGGCGCGACGGCGCCCCTTCTCGCGTTCCGTGATCGCCTCAAGGTTGGAAAGCCGATTGTCGAGTGTGTCGCCGTTCCTGTGGGTGACCAGCATGTCGCCGAGCGGCCCGATGAACGACTCCCAAACAACCCGATGGGCAATGACACTGCGTCCGTCGATGATGTAGTAGTGATACTTTCGGTTCCATCTTGGGCTTACCCTAACGGCGGCTCCGGTCAGGATTTTCCAGTCGCCTTTCGCCGAAGACCTGATCCGCCCCATGTTCGACACTTGATAGCGATCCGAAAATCCTGGGATGCTTCGCCACTCCTCATGTCCGTTGTTGTTCATGGTGTCTCCTGTATTCATCGCTTCGTGTTCTCCGCGTCGCGGATGCTGGCACGATATCACAGCCGGTTCAATATTTCGTTCGCCAAACTTCTTGCGCCCTCCCGCGCAACAGACACGTTGGTCCCACGGCTGAACTGAATCAGTATCGAGTCTTTTCCCCAATCGAGGATCGCGGGGTTTGCCGGTCCCGTTTCTGGTCTGCACCCAACAAATGTGGAATGACAACTCGGGCAATACCAGTCTTTTTCATCTCGGTCTGTCGGTCTGGCCCTTTGATGCTTGCACGATTCTTTGTTGGCGCGACTTCTCGATGCCGAGTCCAAAAGAATCTTCTCGTGCGCGTCTATTTTCATCTGCATGCGATTCTCGTACATGCGCATTCGCAGTAGTTTTTCTACCGGGTCTATGACACCGCCGCACTTGTCGCAAGTGACCGTCCGACTTTGCGGGTCAACGACGCATCCGGCCATATGATCACACAGCCCGTCGTCGTACTTCGGGTAATCAACTCCAGCGAGTCTGATAACTGTTCCGGTATCTTCTCCGTCGCGCGCTCGCTGGATTTTTGCAATAACATCTTGGTCACTCATCTCATCAACTCCGCATCCCGCGCGTCGGCTTCGGCCAGCGCGCGGTTGAGTTCTTCGATCCGCTCCTCCTCCGACTTTTGCCTGCCGTTCCGCTTCTCGTGCTCCCCGTCGTCCTCCCACGAGGCTGGGTCCTCAAGCCAGCCCCGGTCCCGGACCCAGTTCCCAAGCCGTTGCCCAAACCGGCCCTGGCCCAGCGGGCTCTTGGCGTATTCGAGTGCGGCGACGGCGGGCGCGTCCCAGTCGGGGAGGCCAAAGTCGTACAGCCTGGATTTCAGGACGGCCTGGAGGTCGCGGGCTCCGAGCCGCCGCTTCGGGTCTCGCATTGGCCACGCGGCTTCGACCTGCTGGACGAGGGCGACGAGTCGGGCGGTCTGCTCGTCGGTGGGCTGTTCCACGGGAAACACCGACGCGGGATCGGTCGCCTCGCGCGCGCCCGCGGGTTTCACTTTCTCTTTCTCTTTCGGTTTCTCTTTCGGTTTAGGGGTCCGCTCTGGACCCTCTGATGCGCCACAGCGGACCGTCTCCCGGTCCACAGTGGACCCCCCCCCGGTCCGCTCTGGACCCTCTGCGCGATCTAGACGGTCCGCAGTGACCCCTCTAGACGGTCCGCTCTGGACCCTCTCAGCGTTCGATTCGATAGCCGCCCAACACAGGTGATAGACGCTCGACGACCGACCGCCGCCGCCAGTCACGACACGGATCAGACCCAGTTCCCCAAGCCAACGGACGGCCCGCTTGACGGTCGCCCGGCCCAGTTGAACGTCTCTGGCGATCGTCGCCAGCGAGGGCCAGCAGCCGTCGCCGTAGTCCGCGATCTGGCGAAGCACGCACTTGGCGTTGTGGCCCGAGACGACGATCCCGCCGACCTTGCCGGATGGGATCTGGACCCGTCGCAGGACGGTCCACGGGTTGTCCGGCGTGGGTGTCATTCGGTTGTGGATTCGGCGGCGGGGGCGAGTCGGGCGCGCTCATTGTTGAGGGCGCGCACGACCGTCGCAAAGTAGTGCTGTGCTGGGTCTGGTCGCCATAATCTCAACTTGGCGATGATCGCGTCTGCTTCGTCGCAGGCGTTTTTGTAGACGCGACGCCGCAAGTCATCACTCATACCCGCCTCGACATACGGCTCGGTGGGTGGCGAGGAAGCAACATCACGACCCGGAATGTCGGGCGCATTCGTTCTGGCCTTTGCCTCGATCACGAGCGCCGCTGGCTGCGCGGACTTGATCTTGATTGTGCCGTGACCGCCGATGTCGAGCATCGCCGTGTCTATGTAAGAGTCATAGTCGAAGCGAAAATCGTGATATCCCTCGGCGATCAAGTCCTCCATCGCTCGCCAAGCATCGACCGCCTCCCGCAACGGCGGCGAGGTGGCGGGTTTGTTGTTGGTCATTGTCGGCCTCCAAAAAGAGACCGCCGCCCGCGTTGTTGTGACACGATGCGCGGGCAGCGGCTCGGGTTTGATTTTGGCGTTGGTCGTGTCACGCCCCCACCATACCGCGCCGCCGCCCAGCGTCAATCGAAAAACTACTCCCCAAGTTCTCCCCAAACCGTCAACAGCGGGGGCCGGTGATTCCCCCAGTTATCGCGGAAGTGTGTACCTGTTGAAAACGGTCTGATAGCCCGATCTGAGCGGCTAAAAAGGGCAGGTTTTCTGATTTTCTTGGGATAATGCTGCTTAGCAGCAGCGTTTATTCAGTACACTTGGAGTGTATCTACGGAGGCTGACGATAATGGCAGTTATGGAAGAACCACGCAAACGGAAACCGGGAAGCCACCCAGAACTGCTTCAAAACCAAAGCGAAGCGGTCCAAAAGGCGCAGAAGCAGTTCGAGGACATCCAGAAGAAAAGGGAATCTGAGGCAGAGCAGAACAAGAATCCCACCATCTTCAAAGAGTTCATGTCAAACCTGGCTTTTTGACCCAAAACAACGCCGCACTATATTCGTGTGCGGCGTTTTCTTGACAACCATGCTTGCATCAAGTGGCGCTTGCGCGAGTGTTATCTGTTGCTTTGGGTGGGGGACGCGGATATAGTGCGTGAGCAATCCCCTCGTTTCTTACTGGATTCGTGGGCGAAAACACCGAGCGGGCAGCGGTACCATCGCTGCTCGTTCTTTTTCGTTTTGGGTCAGGAGGACGGCCGCGTTGTCGCATGGGCCTTCTTCCGAGTTATCGGCGCGGACCCCGGTATTTCCCCTAGTTCTGACCCCGATTCGACGATTTTTCGGATTTACTTCAACACACGCGGCGGGAAATCCCGATGATGGTGGTGCTGATACGCATACGCCACCAGCGGCACAAGCGGAGGACTGACCCATGTGAGATTGAGCGGACGACCCGCACCGCCAAGTCAGACACTACCCCGCCAGCACACAGACCTCCGCTGGCGGGGTTTACGCAGCGGCGGCGTGGACGTTGACACGCACCAGGCACCGATGGGTTGCGGCACAAGACACGGTTGATACTCGATACGAATCCGGTCAATGTCGGCGAGTTCGCAACAACAGCAGGTTCGACTCCTGCCCGCTGCATTCAAGAACGGCCTCGGCCTCGCGGAACCCACGGCATGATCCTCCCGCCGCCCAGCGCGCCGCGAGCGCGCGCCGGGCGGCTCCTTTCGACAAGGAGACACCATGAACGACCAACCGACCGAATGCCCATTCTGCGGCGAGCCCGCAGACCCCAGCGACATCGCAAGGAACGACCGATGCGAAGAATGCCACGAGGAATCGCTTGAAAACCAGCGCGAACTCGACCGCCTGCGTGACCTCGGACGCATGGACGACAGCGACCCGAGGAAGCCGATGTACGCCTACAGCGACGTGCTTTGAATGTCAGGGTGAGCCGACTCGTTGTCGGTAGGGGCGCCGCCCTGTCCGGGCGGCTTCCCCGCCGCGAACGCGCGAAAAGGAGACACCATGAACAGCATCAAGAAACTGAGGAACCGCCTCGACGCGATCGAACTCTCGCTGGCGCAGTCGCGCGCCATCGTTGACGAGTTGGAGCGAGAATGGAACGAGACGATCGGCCAGCCCGCGTTCGTCCTTGACGACGACGTACTCGACAAGGTGTGCGACGGGCTCGCCCGAGACATCGGGATGCCGCAACTGGTCGCCGTACCGGGCGAGTGCATGGAGGAAATGCGGCGGAGGGTGAGCCGATGACCAATATCGGAAAACTAGGAACAATCGTTCGAGTGCCCGACGGACGAGAGGGGACCGTTGTGTTCAACGGCCTTATGGGGGTCGGCGTCAAGTGGGGGCGTCACAATCCGAACCCCAACGACTTCGCCGGTACGGATGGAAACACGACCTGCGACGACGCCCCGGAAGATTTCAAGTGGGAGCCCGACGCCCTGCTCCGGGATCCTGCGGTTCAGCGTCCCGGCGTGCTGGATGGCTGGGCCTGCGTATGCGACGAAAAACTCGTTGAGGTTATTCGATACGGCCTCAATGATTGGGTTTCTGAGGAGGAGGCGCCATGACCAAACTCACCGAACCCAACGGCGTCGCGTGCGCGGAGGGCGATCTGCTGGGGGAGGCGTTGGCAGCACTTGAAGTCATTGGCGCAGCATGGAACTGCGCTGCTACCAATAACTCGGATCAGGACGAAGAAGCGTTCTCCCGCGATTTCTGCCAGCACATGACCGCCGCTGGGTTGCCCGCTCTCCGCGCCGTCCTCGCCAAAACCAGCGGAGCCGGAGACAAACAATGACCGAAAAACTCACCGAACCCAACGGCGCGGAAGTCACCGTCAGCAAGTCGCAGAGCGGCGGTGTCAAGATCAAGAAATACAAGCCGAACACGCGGCTCGTCACCGGCGAGGTCCACATCAGCAAGGCCAACATCAACGACCTGCTGCTGGCGATCGCCACCGAGACGGGGAGGGAGATCAAGTGAACTATGTGCCGTGCATCATATTCATGTTTGCTGGGTCTATTATTGGCGTCACTTCTATATTGTGCGTCGAAGTCATCACCACTCGCGGTAGGATTGCGTCTCATATCACTCGACATGGGTGTATGGCTATATTTATGAACACGCTTATCGCCATTGGTATGATTCTTGTGGCGGTGAACATATGATCACCAACACCGACACCAGCAAGTACGAGGGGCACACGCCGGAGGGGTGGAAGTACCTCGCTGGCGGGAAGGGGTACGGCGACAGCGACAAGATCGTCGGCCCTAGCCAGCAGATTGTGGTAGAGGCCGCGGCCTACGACATGTCTGCGGGGATGCTTGTCATAAACAACCCGTTCGATTTTTCACTGATCATCAACTCCCCCCAAATCCTCCGCGAGCGCGACGAGGCGAGGGAACTGCTGGGACAATGCACCGAACTCGTCGATCTGTTTATCGCCACAACGCCGACGAGCGAGGGGCGGAACAACCTGACCGAACTCAACATCAAGATTCGCCAAGCGATCGGATGGGAGATCGACAAGTGATCGCCACAACACCCGAAACCCTCATGGACATCCAGATCCGCGACCAGTGGATCGAAGCGCTGCTGAGCAAGAAGTACCGCCAGCACCGGGGCCATCTGCGGAAGATGCCTCGCGGCGTCAAGACCACGCACGGCGGCGACCGCACGCACAAGGCCGGGGCGTTCTGCGCGCTCGGCGTCCTTTGCGATGTCATGTTCCCGGACCAGTGGACAATCCCGAAGAACGGCGGCGTTTGCTCGATGATGAGATACCTGATCTACCCGCCGAAAGTCGTGCTTCGCGTGTCGGGCCTCGACGGCCCGTCGATGCGGGCGGTCCATGATATGAACGACTATGACGGCGCGACGTTTGATGAGATCGCGGAGTGGATCAGGGGCAACCTGTGATTACCGACACCCAACGAGAGCAACGCCGTCAGCACGTCGGGTCCAGCGACTCGCCGGCGATCCTCGGCGTCAGCCCATACGCCACCGCAGGCGATGTCTATTGGTCCAAACTCGGCGTCGAAAAGCCGTGGCGGAAAGAATACGACGCGGGCAACTACTTCGAGGCGGCGGTCCTCGACCACGCCGACAAGATGATCGGCATCCCGATCGCCGTGCGGGACGAGACGTTCATCAGCAAGGGCGGCATACTCGCGGCCAACGTGGACGGGATGACCACAGACGGCGAGCCTGTCGAGGTCAAAACCGTCCGGTTCAACTCGCCGGTGTTCGACGAGTGGGGCGACGAGGGCACCGACGAGATCCCGCGATACGTCATGGTGCAGGCGCAGCACCAACTCCACTGCTGCGAGGCGGACACCGCCTACGTCGTTGGCCTGTTCTCAAACTTCGATACCCGCACCTACGTCGTGAAGCGGCATCAGGTTATGATCGACATGATCGTCAGCCGCGGCGAGGCGTTCTGGAGGGATCACGTCGAGAAAATGATTCCACCGCCAGAGACCGCATCGGTCGAGGTGCTGAAGCGGATCCCGCGCGAGCCCGGCAAGGTGGCGAGCGTCCCGATGGAACTGGTCCGCGCCGCGTGCGCCGCTCGTGATGATGTCAAGGCGGCGCAGGAGAAACTGGAAGCGGCGAAGGCCGCGCTGATCGAGGCGATGGGCGGCGGCGAAATCGCGGAGAGCGACGCCTTCAGCGTGTCGCTGAAGATGCAGAGCCGCAAGGAATACACCGTGAAGCCGTCCGAGTACCGGTCTCTGAACTTCCGACTGAAGGGGAACAAATGAGCAACCAGATCGAACGTAGGCCAGACAACCGGGGCGCCGTCGATGCGGGCTCCAACCTCCGCGCGATCGGCGACGCGGTGGGATCCAAGACGCTGCTCCAGAAGGTTATCAGACGCATGCCGTCGAAGGACCAGGAGCGCGCCGAGCAACTGCTGGCCCTGATGATGACCGAGATCCAGCGCGATCCGAAACTGTGGCTCTGCGACCCCGAGAGCGTCCAGCGCGCCGCGATCCAGGTGACGATCCTCAACATGGAGCCCAACCGCGAGCGCGGCCTGCTCTACCTGATCCCCTACAGCAACAAGCGCGACGACGGCTCCTACATCACCGAGATGCAGGTTCAGATCGGGTACCGCGGCATGATCCATCAGGCGAGCAGGTCGGGAGCGGTTCGCAAGATCGAGGCGGTCCCGGTGTTCTCTGACGACCGCTTCGAGGACCGCAGGGGCACGGAGAACGTGATCGTCCATGTCCCCGACTACGGCGGCCCCCGGTCGCAGGACGACCTGCGGTTGGTGTACGCCGTCGCCACGCTCCCGAGCGGCGATCACATGCACGACGTTATGACGAAGACCGAGATCGACGCGATCCGCAACCGCTCGAAGTCCGGCAAGTGGGGCCCGTGGGCGAGCGACTACAACGAGATGGCCCGCAAGACTGCGGTGCGCAGGCTGTTCAAGTACCTGCCGTCGTTTGCCGAACTCGGCCCCGTCCTCGACCAACTTGAGCAGGAGGACCGTGTGGATCATATTGGCGCACCGGAAAAGCCCGAACTACCGGACGGCGATGATGGCCGCAAGACCCGCGCCGACGAACTGACCGAGGAACTATTCGAGCCCACCGAGAGGCCGGAGACGAAGCCAGCCGCCCGCAACGATGAGCCGGTGGTCATCACCCCGGACGACATCCCCTTCTGAATCATCCTCCCCCGTCGCCACGCGAGAGCGGCGCGGCGGGTTTCACCACAACAGGAGACCGACCAATGAAAGTCACAGCAACAGTCAACGGCCCCGAAACCAAAACGCGACCGTACCCGCCCGAGCCGACCGTCACGCTCACGATGCCGATGGACGTGGCGCGAACTATTGCGTGTTTGGTTGGGGATCATTCGTCCGGAGATGACACGAACTCATACCGAATGCACACCGACCTTGTGTTCGATGCTCTCGATGAACTAACTGGACGCACACGGGGGAGGTTCACGGGTGATGTGGTCAGAGCCGTTGCCTTGACAGAAGAATCCGCGTGGAGACACAAGAATGAGTAGCAACGAAACACGATACGACAAGGACTTCTGCACCACGGGCAGGGGAACCACCTACACGCCCGCGATCAGGCTGCGCGAGGAGTCCGGTCTCATCACCGTGGGCCAGGCGTCGGCGCGGCTGGCGATGTCGCGTGAGCGGTTCGCCAAGTGGTGCGGTCAACACGGCATCGAGATCGACGGCGACAATGTTCACTGGCGCTCGGTGAAGCGTGCGATGGAGGGCGTGGGGTGACAGATCAAGACAAACTCAACATGGTCGCCGACTGGTTCGATAAATACGACCAAGACCGAGGCGTATCCGGTCGCAACGATGTCCAGCAAGACCTTCGGCGGATAGCCGCCCGCCTCGCCACCCTCGAAGCCGAACTCGCGGAAGCGAAGCAGACGCTCGCCAAACTGCCGGTGACGGCGGACGGGGTGAGGGCATACCCCAGCATGAACGTGTATTTCCTGTCCAAGACCTACGGAGGGGGCGGGGTGGCTTCCAGTGTTCTAACGGACATCGGGACCGACTCGGACGGGTGGATTTCAGATCACAAGTTGTCGGGATCGGTGAAGGTGTGTGAGTGCTACTCCACCCGCGAAGCCGCCGAGGCCGCTGCGAAGGGGGCAAAGTGATGATGATTCACAACAACAGCATCGTGGGTGTGGAAATCCACACAGATACAAGGTCGTTCACGCTTGAGCGAGACGATGAGGCCGATTACAGATTCACAGTGTTTGACGATAAGGGGGACAAGATCATCAACTGCATCTTGGGAGAGCCCGAGTTCAACGCGGTCCGAAGCGTGTTCAACGCGATGCACCTTGCAGTTGGCGGTGCGACGTGAAGAAGAAGCCCAGCAAGTACCGCAACGTCCGCACCGGGTATCGCGGCGTCACCTTTGCATCGAAGGCCGAGGCGCAGTACGCCGAGATGCTCGACCTACTCACCGCCAACGGCGAGGTCGCGTGGTGGATGCCACAACCCCGGATCAGGCTGGGGGCGGACACGATCTACGTCCCGGACTTCCTCGTGGTCGAGCGGGACGACCAATACTTCGTCGATGTCAAAGGCGTAGAAACCGCCGTGTTCCGCATGAAAAAAGGCCTGTGGAAAAAGTACGGCCCCTGCGAACTCCGCGTCGTCAGCCTGAAAAACGGGCGGTGGTCGTCCGTTTTCGTGACCCCCGAACGCGCGAAGCCCGTCAGCGGGTGCGGCGTGCTGCTGGACTGAGGGCCAAGCGATGACGTTCGTCGAAGAATACAACACAAGAAAGAAGCGGTTTTTCGGCGAGCGACGGCGCGGCATGATCGCCGTAGCGAAGGAGACATTCCCGAGGCGCGGCAAGGAATCCATTGAGGCGATGGTCGAAAAGATCCTCAACGAGCAGTGGGAGGCCGCCGAGAAAGAGCGGCTGGACCGAGAGTGCGGGTATCACCGCTCCGGAAATCACGGAACGCGAGGCGGGTACACGCCGGGTTGCAAGGATGTTGAGGGCGAGAACAAGGACGGCGGCGGGTATCAGGACATCGCCTACCGCGCGTTTGAGGATAACAGGTAGCCATGCCGAGAAACTACGAACCAGTGCAGTGGAAGCCGATTCGCACCAGCGACGAAATCGGCGAGATACTCGGCGTCACGCCGAGCGCCGTCACAAAGGCCGAACGCCGCGCCCGCGTCAAGATCAAGAAGGCCCTGCTGTCAGACCCAGCCGTCGCCGAGGTTATCATGGCGCGGTATCCCGATATGGACCCCGACCGATTCCCACTCACAAGGAAAGAACCATGCTGCTGACCAAACTCATCCGATTCCTCACCGCCCCCGCCGCCATCGCAGCCGCCACCACGGCTTACGCCGTTGACGAGGACGGCTACCTGCGCCACACGGACGTGGAGTTCGCGTTCCCTGGTCCGATCGAACACCCGGCTCTCCAGCACAAGGGCGACACCAACCGCATCCGTGTCATGCTGATCGGCCCCGGCGCTCTGATGGACGAGGCGCTCGCCGCCGTCGAGGACATGGCCGACAACATGCCGTGGTCTGTGGTCGGGCTGCCCGAGATCATCTGCGTCAACTTCGATGACTTTGAGATCGTGACGGGCGAAACCGTCAACTTCTACGGCCTCCGCAGCGCGTGGATTGACATCCCTGACGAGATGATCCCGCCCGGTTGTGACGGCAGGCCGATGCGCCGCGAGGGCTATTACTTCGCAACCTTCTGCGCTCGCATGGCGTTCAATGACCGCTACTGGCTGGACCCGTTCGACGCAGGCAAGAAGTTCGACTTCAACGGCGGCCGCAGCCAGCGCCTCACCACCGACTACATCGTCTGGTATCACGGCGGCGACGACGGCGGGGCGCTCGGTCGTCCGTTCTGGACTTACTACGACACGATCCTGCCGCTCGGCCATCCCGACGCATCCGACCTGCTGTGCGCCCAACTCCGCGAGTGGATCGTCGAGACGGGCTGCCCCGACGTGTACGACGGGTTCACAGAGTCACAGAATCGCCACCCGAACCGCGATCAATACATCAACGCCATTGACGAGCCGTGGCTCTACACCGGGGCCAACTGCCTCGACGGGCTGCGTCACAGCGGCGCTGGCCTCAACGACAACGATGCCACCCATGCTCTCCACGTCGCCGAGACCCCGGCCATCGTGATCGGCGACATGAACATGGATGGCTTCGTCAACACCGCAGACCTCGCCCTGCTCCTGAATGACATGGGCTACAGCAACCCGGTGTGCGACCTCAACAACGACGGCGTGGTCGATACGTCCGACCTTGCCATCCTGATCGGAGAGATGAACTGATGCGATGCCCTCAATGCGAAGGGAGCGGGTCCAACTACAACATCTGCGATCAGGGCCACTATGGATCGAAGACGGTGTGTTCAATGTGCGACGGCACGGGAGACATCGAGGAACAGACCGGAACCACAATCGGGCGAGTCGATGGAATGCCAATCAGGGGGACGCCAGTTGCTACCGGAAGCACCGCCCTTGCGATAGAGAACAACAAACTCAAGGCCCGCCTCGCCACACTCGAAGCGGAACTCGCGGAGCAGAAGCGTATAACGCAAGTCTATATCGACGCCCTCGCCGCAGCGAAGAAGGAGACACCCGATGAATGAAAGAACGGCCAAGTGCCCGATCTGCGGCAGGATCTACCCCGTTGCCGGAATGATCGTCCGGGACCAAACCCGCTGCCAGTCCTGTGAGCAAGCAGAAAAGAGTGCAGCCAATGCTCCAGACACGCAAGAACAAATCAGAAAGCGTGATCAACATGTCAGGAACTGAACCCACCAACGAACAAATCGCCCACGACATCGCAACGAAGGTGATGGGGTGGACGATCAAAGAACACAACTTCCCGAACGGCGAAAAGATGACCCGATTCACGAACTCCCGTGGTCATCCGTTGTCTCGAACCCGCTTCAACCCCACCGAATCCCACGACGACTTCATGCTGGCGGTGGAGGCGTTGACGACGGAGCAGCGAAACGAGATGGCCGCGATCGTGGTTTCTAAACACCCGACACTAAAGCCAGTCATCGGCTGGCTCACGGCCACACTCCGCACCAAGTGCCTCGCCCTGCTCGCGGCGGTGGAGGAAATCTGATGCTGATGAGTGTTGCAGAATGGATGGTATCCGTCGTCGGCGCCCTTGTTGTGATTGCCATTATGGGTTTACTCGGGCTTGCTGCGGCATGGGTCATACTCGTTATTCCGCTTTGCTTGACGGTCGGAGCCGCGCTGTCCGCAAGAGACTTCATTGCGGGCCGCAGAAAATCTAATCAAGGAAATCCCCCATGACTGACACCCCCACCCCCACCGGCGGCATCGGGCACGGCTCGACCAACCGGCCGCGCGAGGTTCGGACGGTCGCGGACCTGCACACGGAGAGGGATGATGCCAGGGGCAGGCAATACTCCGGCACCGGAATGTACGGAGCGTATTGGACCGGCTACGCCGACGCCCTCACCATCGCCCTCAAGGTCATCGCCGAGCAGTCCTGACCGCCCAACACCGCCCCACGCTATACTCCCGCCACACCCAGGAGGCACGAGGGGCCATGCCGACAATGACCGAACCAGCGATCACCGACATGTTCCTCCACGCCCTCCGGGAGCGGGCGCCGATGTCCATAGATCAGATCGCCGCCGCGACCGAAAAAGCGGCCCGGTTCATAGAGCGCGCCGCGCTCGCCCTTGAACTGGAAGGCCGCGCTGGGCGCGACGCCGGGGGCCGCTGGTTCCCGCTGACCTCCCGGTCCTCGCAGCAGCAGTATCAGGCCACGAGGATCGCCCGCTGGCGGCCCACGACCGCGATCGAGGCCCGGCTGGTCCGCTCGCTCCGCGAGACGCCCGGCGGGCTCACGGCGGACGCATGGGCCATGCACCCCACGGAGGCGCGTGCTACCCTGTTGGTCGTCGGCGCCGCACGGAAGCGGCAGGGCCGATTCTGTCCGGTTGTCCGGGGGTGAGGGCTTGACTCCATGTGCAGCACCACGGTCGCCAGGAACGGCGAGACGAGAATCCGCTTCACGGCGGCGGAAAAGTGGACCTTCGGGGTTGTGACCTCGATCGTCGTCGCCGGCGCCGGGTTCGCCGCCATCGCGGCTGGAACCTCGCTCATCGTCGGCTATTCCAACGACAAACTCCACGAGCAGGAAATCGGCGCCAACAAAGCGTCGATCGTCCGGGTAGAATCCGACGCGCGGGCCACGCGGGCCGAGATCAACGCGAAACTGGATCGCATGATCGAGCAGATGACCGTCATCCAGGCAGACCTCGGCGGCCTGAAAGCCGTCAACGGAGCGAAGCAATGAAATCATGGAAAACCACCATCGTCGCGGGCGCCATCGCCGCCATCCTGATGACCGCGCCCGGCTGCGCCTCCACCCCACAAGAGACGAACAGCCGACTCGACCACCTCAGCGCTGGCGTCACATCGCTCGTCGATGTCGTCAACGAGTTCGCCGCCGCCTCCGAGAACGATCAACTCCGGGAGATCGCCACGAAGGTTGACGCCGTGGGCGGGATCGTCACCACCGGCATTGCCGACGTGAAATCCTCGATCACCGCCGAGGGCACGATCGACCCCGGCAAGGCCAGTGAGATCGCCTCCGGGCTCGGCAGCCTCGTTTTCCCCGGCTTCGGGGAGATCGCGGGCCTGCTCGGCGCCAGCGCCGCCGTGTTCTTCAACCAGCGACAGCGGAAGGCCACCACCGCGCTCAAGGAAACCGTCAAGGGCGTCGAGGCGTTCAAGACCAACGGCTCGGACTCCGAGGCTAAGAAGGCGCTGATGAACAACCTCGGCTCCGCGCAGAGCGCCAGCACGAAACTCACCGTCGCCAAACTCCGCGCCGGATAATCTGCCACACACCGGGCCAGCCGCCCACAGAAAAGGAGACGCATGGCGCAATCAGAAATGACAAGAGACGACGTTATGCGTGAAACCCTGGCCCATGTCCGAAGGGTCGGCACGCTCATGAACTCGGCCGCCTACAACCTGATGGTGCGAGGGATGACGCACGATGACAGCAAGTTTTCCGAGGAGGAATACGAGTCGTTTGCTCAGGAGACGCCGAAACTCAAAGGCCTCACATACGGTAGCGACGAGTATAAGGATGCCCTCTCCCGCATACGCCCAGCAATCCAGGCCCACAAAAAGAAAAACTCGCACCACCCTGAATACCACAGGGATGGTATCGAGGGAATGAGCCTGCTGGATCTGATCGAGATGCTCGCCGACTGGAAGGCGGCTGGAGAGCGGCACGAGGACGGGGACATCGTTCGTTCGATCAACATGAACGCAGAGCGATTCGGCTACGATGACAAGATGAGAAGGATGCTCTTCCTGACGGCCTTAGAACTCGGGTACTGCGAAGGGGAGCGGGTGCCCGAGTAGTAAACTGCCACACACCGGGCCAGCCGCCGAAAGACGACCGGCCCGTTTATGACCGCCACAGTCGATTTCACGAAGGCCGGGTGGACGCTCGTCAACGATACGGGCGTCGTCATCACCCCGACCGCGATCACCGTGGACAACCAGCCCGCCAACGCCGAGTGCTGTTTCTACAAGGACTACGGCCTCGATTTCTGGTCCGGCGACGCCACGTTCCTGTTCGAGTTCACGATGCGCGACGGCATCACGAGCGGCTCCGAGAACGAACTCGGCGTCATGTGCGCGATCACCAACAAGATCGGCTCCTACAACTCGATCGTGAACGCCGCCGGGGGCGGTGACGCCGGGGCGATCGCCGCGTGGACCGACTTCGGCGCCGTCGCCGACGCCTACAACATGCTCGTCGAGGGGATGCCCTCCGCCGGTCCCGTCACGACCTCGCCCGCCACGGCCCACGCCACCGGCACGAAATACTACTGCACGCTCGACTGGAACGGCACGACCAACACCGCAACGCTGACCACCTACTCCGACTCGGCCAGAACGTCGCAGGTCGCCACCGCAACCCGAGTCGCCACGTCCGACCCCGGCTCGCTCCGCTACCTCGTCATGTTCGCCACGCGCGGATCGGCGGGCGGACCGAACTACCTCACCATCGAGAACCTCGACGACGGTGTGTCGGACGACTTCGCGGCCACCACCGGCGGCGGCGCGGCCCGAAACAGATCCAGGAGCCGGGCGAGAGCCTCGGAAGTCTGAGCATGGCGAACGTCAACCTCTACCGCGCCAAAGCCATCCTCGCCGCAGCGGCAACGGGCCGCGTCGGCGGCTCCATGTACGGCGACTCCACGATGGCGATCAACACCGGAAGGATCGGCAGTTATCAGAACGCCGCGTTCGATGGCCTCGCCTCGCCCTACACCTGCTGGGGTGGCGGACCCTTCTCAGTCGGGGGCTACCGCGCCACCCAACCGTGGCTCGCGTTCATCACCCCCACAGCGGCCTTCACGTCCAACGCCACCGGCGGCTCCATCCCTACGCTCCTGACCGACACCATCCCACCCGACCTCACCATGCTCGGCACCACGCCGATCAACGGCGGGTACGTCGCTCTCGATGAGGGCGCCAGCGCCGACTGGGCCAACCGGCTCGGCCCCACCTTCGACAACTCCACCAACTGCCCCTCGTGGTGGCCGTTCAACTCGGTGGACATGCGGTTCCACTTCTCGTTCCTCGAACTCGCCGCCACCCACACACCACAAGCGCACTTCAACCTTCGACTCCAGGAGCAAGGCACGACCGCAACCCGCGTCAATGACTTCTACGCCGATGGCACGCTCTACGGTCCCGGCGAGGGTGACCCGCTCCACAATGGACACGTCTGCGACGGGCTCGCCGACGCATGGAAGTACGGCTACCTCGACGCGCCAGCGGGCCAGTTCGCCTACGCCAGCACCGGGTTCGGCGTCGGCTGGTACGGGCGCGACATGGGCGCCTCGATGGCGACCAACGAGGGCTGCAACGGCGTTATCGCCTTCCGTAGTTTCTTCCTCGAATACCCCAACGCCACCGCCGGGCTCGCGTTCGCGGAACACTACATCGGCGGCGGCCTCGACGCGACCGAGTGCAACGCCGACCTTGACGCCTACTGCACGGCGGCGCAGGACGCGCACGACGCCTTCTATGCGGACTTCCTCCACTACGGCGGCGCGGGGACCAAGTTCCTGATCTTCCTCGGGTTCGGCGAGAACGACGCCAGCGGCGCGGCCATGAAGACCGCCTACGAAGCGATCATGGCGCGCATCCGAACCACGATGGCGACGATCGGCGTCCCTGTCGGCGACTACGTTTTTGTGCTGGTCAGCCCGCACGATTGGGACGGGTTCCCCGATCACGGCTTCCGCTCTGTCTGTGATGACCTCGCCAACGAATACAGCGACGTGTGCCACGCCGACCCGTCTGTCAACGTCAGCGAGGCCGACATCAGCGCGGTCAACGGTTTCGACACCGGCGACGGCACGGTTTACAACGCGCACCTCGCCGATGCGGGCGACAATCTCAACGCGCTGGAGGGGGTGTTCAATCCGATCCTCGCGTCCGTCGCGCCGGGTGGCGTTGGCGGCGGCGCTGGCAAGAATCGGTCGAGGGCCAGGAACCGAGCAAGTAGTACGGAGAGTTACC